CATTGCGGCAAGCGCTGCGTCGGTGATCGCCATGGCGGGTACCGAGGTACTCATGGCACCGACGGCGCTCCTGATGGTCCATAATCCTTTGACCGTCGCGATCGGCGACACGGAGGAAATGCAGAAAGCCATCGCCATGCTAGATGAGGTGAAGGAAAGCATCATTACGTCATATGAGCTGAAAACGGGCATGTCGCGCGCGATGCTTGCGCACCTCATGGACGCAGAAACGTGGATGAATGCTCAAAAAGCGATCGAGCTAGGTTTTGCGGACGGCATCTTGGCGCGTGAAGTGGACGTGCCGGACGGTATCCCGATCAACAGCTACCAGTTCAGCCGCCGCGCGGTGACGAACTCGCTCCTGAGCAAGATTCCGAAAACTGAACACAAACACCCTTCCGAGCCGCTGTATCAGCGGCTCAATCTTTTAAAGAAATAAGGAGAAAAACACATGAATCAGATTCAGGAACTCCGCGAAAAGCGCGCGAAGGCGTGGGATGCAGCAAAAGCATTTCTCGATACCAAACGCGGTACGGACGGCCTTCTCGCCGCAGAGGATGTGGCTACCTATGACAAGATGGAGGCCGACGTCGTGAACCTCGGCAAGGAGATCGACCGGTTGGAGCGTCAGGTTGCGCTGGATGCGGAACTCAACAAACCCACCGCCGATCCGCTGACGAGCAAGCCTGCAGCAAACGGCATGGATGCAAAATCCGGTCGCGCATCCGATGAGTACAAAAAGGCGTTCTGGAATATCATGCGCGCAAAGAATCCGCGTTATGACGTGGTTAACGCGCTACAGATCGGCACCGACAGCGAAGGCGGATACCTTGCTCCCGATGAATTCGAACGCACGCTCGTCACCGCGCTTGAAGAAGAAAATATCTTCCGCAAGCTCGCCAAGGTTATTCAGACCTCAAGCGGTGATCGCAAGATCCCGGTGGTCACAACCCACGGTTCCGCATCTTGGCTGGATGAAGAGGAACTCATCCCCGAGAGCGATGAGGCGTTCGGTCAGACTTCGATTGGGGCATTCAAGCTGGGTACGTTTATCAAGGTATCGGACGAATTGCTCAACGACTCCGTGTTCGACCTTCAGAGCTACATCACCTCTGAATTCGCACGGAGAATTGGCCACAAGGAAGAGGATGCCTTTTTTGTAGGCGATGCGGCAGGCAAGCCTACCGGTATCTTCCACACGACCGGCGGCGCTCAGATTGGCGTAACCGCGGCGGGCAGCACGGCGCTCACGGTTGATGAGGTTATCGACCTGTTTTACAGCCTGAAATCGCCGTATCGCAGGAATGCCGTTTTCGTTATGAACGACGCGACAGTCAAGGCGATTCGCAAGCTCAAGGACGGACAAGGGCAGTATCTCTGGCAGCCTGCAATGACGGCAAATACACCCGATTCGATTCTCAATCGCCCGGTTTACACCTCGGCATATGTGCCGACGATCGCGGCGGGTGCAAAGTCTATTGCATTCGGTGATTTTGGTTACTACTGGATCGCCGACCGCCAGGGCCGGTCTTTCAAACGACTGAATGAGCTTTTCGCCACCACCGGTCAGATTGGCTTTATGGCTACCCAACGCGTGGACGGCAAGCTCATTCTGCCCGAGGCGATTAAGGTCCTGCAGCAGAAGGCGTAAGAGGAAACGGACATGGAATATAACGCAAAAAACTACATGGCACAGGGCGGCGACCGGCTGGTGATCGGCGGCACGCTTGAGATTCGGGAGGGGGCCTCTGTGACGGGGCTTCCCTCCGCTGCGGCGGACAATCCCGGTGTCGTCCGTATCGCTACCAATCAGGCGGCGAGCGCTGCTGCCGACGTTGCGGCGCTGGCTACCGATTTCAACACGCTTTTGCAAAAACTCAAGGCAGCGGGCATCATGGCGGCGGATGAACCGGGCGAGTCGTAATATATGGCAACGCTGCTGAGTAAGGTCAAAGTCAACCTAATTCTCGAACACGACGCGGACGATGAACTGCTCCAGCGCCTGATCGACGCCGCTGTTGCATATGCGGAGAGCTACCAGCATCTGACTGCCGGGACATACGAAGCGGCGGCCATACCAGCGACAACGGAACAGGCGGTAATCATGCTCGCCTCTCATTTTTATGAGAGCCGCGACGGCAGCACGGGAGGATTTTTTGCGGACAACGTGCAGGCGGGCCAGCAGACCTGGGCTGTTGTAAACACACTTTTACGCTTAGATCGCGATTGGAAAATTTGAGATGAGTTTTGGAAAAATGAACACGATTATTTCCATCGCCATGGAAATCGTAACAAAGGACGCAGAAGGATTCGCGACGAAAACAGTCAACATCCTCGCTTCCATCCACGCCTACCGGGAAGGGCGGCACGGTTCTCAGAAATGGGTCAACCGTGCCGCTTTCTCAGAGGCAACTGACCTCTTCTGCTTCCGGACGATCCCAGGGCTGGCCGTGACCACGGAGCATGTGATCCTCTGTGACGGCGAACGGTATGAAATCACGTCGGTCGAAGACGTGAAAGGCCGCGGTATGTATCTCGAGGTCCTGGCGAAAAGAATAGAGGCAACGCATGGCTAAAGTCACTATTAAAATGCCGACAGCCCTGATGGATCAATTAGCCAAAGCGTCAGAGAAAACCGAGACCGCGATTCCCAAAGCACTTGAGGCCGGCGGAAAAGTAGTGTTCGAAAAAATGCAAGCGAACCTGCGCTCGGCGATCGGACGGAATACGAAGCACAAATCCCGTTCGACCGGTAAGCTGCTGTCGGCACTGGGCGTTTCTCCTGTCAAGGTGAACGACGGGGGTGTTTACGATGTGAAGGTTGGTTTTGATGAAAATCGCGGCAACGTGAGTAACGCCATGCTCGCTAATCTATTGGAGTACGGCAAGCACGGCCAACCGCCAAAGCCGTTTCTGAAGCAGACGAAGTCCTCGAGCCGAAACCCGTGCATTGAGGCGATGAAATCCGTACTAAAGGAGGAACTGGATCTCCCGTGAGCATGTTGGAAGAACTGAACAGGATTGTTGAAAGCGCAGGACTTCCCGTGGAAACCGGCGTGTTCTCCGGTACTGCGCCGGACGCATATGTCGTGATCACGCCAATCTCGGAGCATTTCGGGCTGTTTTCCGACGATGGCCCGGGCATGAACATCGAGGAGGCGCGGCTGTCGCTCTTTTCGAAGAAAAACTATACGCAGAAGAAAGACCTGCTCGTCCGCATGCTGCTGACGGCGGGGTTCACGGCATCCGATCGGCGGTATATCGGACATGAAGCCGATACAGGATACCATCAATATTCCATAGATATCATGCATGAGAGGGAGGTAACATAAATGGCTACGGTAGGCTTGGACCGGCTGTATTATTCCAAAATAACGGAAAACACCGCAGGAGATGAAACATATGGCACGCCGCAGATGCTGGCAAAGGCGATCTCGGCGGATCTGGAAATTGAACTGAACGAGGCGACGCTGTTTGCTGACGATTCCGCAGCGGAGGTCGTGAAGGAATTTAAAAGCGGGAAATTGTCGCTCGGGATCAACGATATCGGCGCAGCGGTCGCCGGCGATCTGGTCGGAGCGGTGATCGACGACAACGGCGTCGTTATCTCGCAGGGCGAAGGAATGCCATCTCCGGTAGCGGTTGGATTCCGGGCGAAGAAAAGCAATGGCAAATACCGATATTTTTGGATCTATCGCGTGATCTTCGGTATTCCGGCAACGAATCTGGCCACGAAAGGCGACAGCATCAGCTTCAACACACCGACGGTGGAAGGCACGATTCTCCGGCGCAACAAGCTCGACGGTCAGGGCAAGCATCCCTGGAAGGCCGAAGTCAACGAAGACGACGCGAGCGTATTGGCTGCGACGATCACCGGGTGGTATACAGCCGTATACGAGCCTACGTTTGCTGCAGTGGAGTAAAGGAGATGGCATATGGAGAATGAACGCGCAGCATCTATTACGATTGGCGGCAAGGAGTATGAACTCGTTCTAACCACCGGGGCGACGAAGCAGATCGCGAAGCGCTACGGCGGACTAGCGAACCTCGGCGACAAGCTCATGAAGGCGGAGAACTTCGAAAACGCGCTCGATGAGCTGATCTGGCTGATCGCTCTCTTGGCGAATCAGAGCATCCTAATCCACAATTTCCAGCATCCGGAAGACAAACGGGACCTGCTGACGGAAGAAACGATCGAGCTTCTGACCTCGCCGCATGAGCTGGCTGTGTATAAGGATGCGATCATGGAATCGATGTTCCGGGGCACGAAACGTTTTGTGGAGAGCGAGCCTGAACCGGAAAAAAACGCGTCTGCCGGGTGAGCGATGAGGAAACGTTCACCCGGTTGCTATTTTACGGGGTAACCCTGCTGGGTCGGGCGGAGCGCGAAGTCTGGCTCATGCCGTTGGGTGCGCTGCTCGACCAGTGGGAAATATACAAGCAGTTCCATGGGCTGGCGAAAGCAATCATGGAGACGTATGTCGACGACTTGATTCCTTTCGGGATATAGTCGTTTTTCATTTACCCAGAAAGGAGCTGAGCACATGGCTGATTCGGATTTTGGCCTGAAGATTGGTATCGAAGGCGAACGTGAGTTCAAGGCCGGATTGCGGGATATCAACCAGCAATTCAAAGTACTCGGCTCCGAGATGAAGCTGGTCGAATCCCAATTCAACAAACAGGATCGCAGCGTCTCCGCGCTCACCTCCCGCAACGAAGTGCTGACCCGTCAGATCACTGAGCAGAAGGATAAGATAGAACTGCTTCGCCGTGCGCTGGAGAATTCTGCGGAATCGTTCGGTGAAAACGACCAGCGAACGAAGCAGTGGACGGTGCAACTGAATAACGCGCAGGCACAGCTGAACAATATGGAGCGCGAGCTCAAAGACAACGAAAAAGCCATCGACGGTGTCGGCGATGAATTTCAGAGCGCGGAAAAGAAAGCGGACGGCTTCGGGGACGAGGTCAAAGAAGCGGCGAACAAAGCCGACGACGCGAATGATCGATTTCGTAAACTCGGCGATACGTTGAAAACGATCGGGCGCGCGCTTGCCATCGGGGTAGTGGCGATCGGCACGGCGGCGATCGCGGCGGGAACCGCGCTGGTTGGCATGACGGTAGACGCCGCGGCATATGCGGATGAAATGCTGACGCAAAGCAGCATCACCGGCATGAGCGTGGAGAAGCTGCAGGCGTACTCCTACGCCGCCGACCTGGTGGACGTATCACTGGAGACTATGACCGGCTCCATGGCGAAGAACATCAAGTCCATGAGCAATGCATCTCAGGGGAGCGCA